ATAAATTAAAAGTATTAGAATCAGAAGCATCAGCAAATAATCCTAAATATCTATTTGAACCATCATTATACCTACCATAAAAACCAATATCAACTGAATTAGCAGAATTGTCTTTTGCCATAGATATAAGAGGGTCTTCTACTGCTAGTGTTGATGTATTTACAGTTGTAGTTGTACCATTAACTGTTAAGTCTTGTGCTATAACTACACTTCCTGCAAAATTTGCTTCTTTTGTATTTTTAATAGTTAATGCTTCAACAATTTCACTTCCACCAGCACCATTATTATTAGGTACTGAAAAAATTAAATTTCCATCAAAACTATTATTAGCATTTTCTTTTAATTGAATACGAGCAATAGAATCTGGAGAACCACTATGTCCATATCCAAAATCTAAAGTTGCTGTACTTTGTACACCTGCATTATGAGTAGAACTATTTATATATAATTTACGAGCAGTACCACCTTGTATTGTTATATCATCACTTGTTATTATCCCACCTGTAACTGTTACACCTGTACTTGTAGTAGATAATTTTTCATTTCCAGCTTGTCTTAATGATACATTTTCTGTACCTGTATTCATTGCAATAAATGTATTTCCATTAGATTGATTTCTAAAGAAAATATTTGTTCCATTACTTTGAACATATAAATCTCCTGTACCTACTTCATTTATATATGAGTTTGAACCGTCGTGGTATATTTGAAGGTCGTACGAAGCACCGAGTAATAATTTACCAGAATCTGTATTTATACCTACATTTCCATTTGCCCCTGTTACAGTAATTGTTCCAGTTGAATCTATCGTACCATTTACTATAACACCACCTGCTGAAGTTTCAAATTTCTTTGAATTGTCGTAATATAATTCAACAGCACCATTTTCTACTGAATTAATTATTAATTCATCTACTGCCGAATTATATACTCTAAATTGATTTGTAGAAAGTCTTAAACCACCACTTCCAGTATCTTTTATGTAACTATTACTACCATCGTGATAAATTTCTAAATCTCCACTTGTTCCTAATTCTAATTTTGCATTATCAATAAACCTAAAATTTTTATTTGATGTAACTCTGTTTTCGCTACCATCTAAAAAGAAATAAGTTTCTAAACCACCTGAATTATCATCACATCTAAATAAAATATCTTTGTCATCAGCGTGATTTTCTATTTGTAAATCTCCTGTGTAATTTTGTACATAGGTATTATTATTAGCAGATGTATGTACGATTCTAAAATCATCACTACTTCCAATATCTAATTGTACATCATCTAATAATCTTAAACTTTTACTAAATATATTTCTTTCGACACCACCATCAACTCTAAAATATTCTGTTACTCCACCAGTACCATCATCTGACTTAAATATAATATCACTATCATCAGCTACATTAGATATATTTAGATGCCCTGTGTGATTTGTTATAGAACCCTCACTACCTGAGTGTGTCATTCCTAAATCATTTGAATTACCTGATGATAAAAATTCTCCATCAGGAACTCTAACACTACCAGTAGGTATCACATTTCCTGTAACATCTATGCCTGTGTTTGTTGTAGAAATTTTTAAATTGTTATTATAATATAAATGTGAACCACCACCACCTGTGAATTGAGCTATATTATCTCCATTGCTAACTCTTTGTATATATAAACTTTCACTTGTTCTTAAATATAAATTTCCTGTGCCACCCTCATCAATATAAGAATTTGAACCATTATGATAAATTTCAAAGTCATTATCTGTGCCAAATCTTATCCTACCATTATCTCCAAAGGATAAATTTCCACCTATTGTTACATTTGTTGGTAAACCTATTTGTAATTGCTGACTACCTACTGATGTTGATGTTTCTATTTCGTTAGCAGTACCTATAATTGCAAACACTTGTGAATCTAAATCCACTGATGATTGTACGGAAGCGTCATCTCCTCTAAAATCTAAATCCTCTAATGTTATTTGTGAGGTAACAAAATCTTTTACTGCTGCACTTGTAGGAATAGATGTGTCGTTGTCATTATTTCCTATTCCGTCAGCTTCATCTACAAACTTTGTGATTGTTATATTTTCCCCTGTGTCTTTTAACGAGCCAAATTCTAAAATATTTGTTACCTTAAAATCCCCTGCGTTGTTTAGGTGTATTCCTGTTGCGTTACCAGAACCATCTGTTAATTCTCTTAATGAAGAACTAATTACTGCATTATCAATGGTCTTAATAAGCCCTACATAAGTATTCGATATTTTATTATTAAATAGACTTGCCATAATTTATCTTTATTTTTTTATCCTCTTTTTTTAAAAAAGTTTTTAATTTCTCAATATTTTTCCTTTTTGGTTTATATGTCATAACACCCAACCATTAAATGTAGCATCTTGACTTGGATTAATGTCGTCGTTACTATTGCTTGTATACTCTGGATAATCACTATTTCTAAAACTAATATAATCTATAAATCTCCTTGTGTACCATTGAGCATTATCTCTTGCTTTTTCAACCAAATAATCTACTTCATTCTTTGAGACCGTTTCACTTGTCTCGCTTGTGTGTTTAAAAATTCCACCATTCCTTATTTGATATGCTGCAAATGGAATATAATCCACTTGACTATACCAAATTAACATTGGAACTATATAATCATTTAAAAGTGTTTTATATTTTGCGTTTGCATTTAAGTCAATATCGCCACTTGTAATTAATGTTCCAATCTTATTATATAACTCCGTTCCGAGATAGTTTTGTATATGTATCTCTTGTGCAAGTTTTATAAATTGTATGAACTTGTCTGTGTCAACATTCCCATCCATTATGGAGTTGCGAATTAAATCTGTTCTATTTATAAAAAGTGCCGTTGCCATTATTTCTTTTTGTTTTTAGGTTTCCAATTTGGGTGGTGCCCATTGTTTGCCATATCTTTTGGTGCTTTTTTTGCATCTCTCCAACCTCTTGGTCTGCCTTCATATGTTTTTGGTATGCTATCAACTTCTACATAATCCTTCATTTTGTCGGATTTTTCTATGTATTTACCATTTGTTTTCTTTTTTAATCTATAAAGTTGTTGCTCCCAATAGTGTCCACAATTTACCCCACCTTTAAAACGGAATAAATCATAAGGTTTGCCTTTGTGTCCAAAACTTTTATTTACCCCTGCTTTACTTGCAGCGTCAATATCTTCTATTCTGTAAACTAAATTTCTTGCCATCATAGTTCTACAAAATTTTCTTGTACTTGTACTGCTATATTTTTGTGCGTATTTATATCTAACTTTGTAAAAACTTTTATCCAATACAGAAAAATCTCCTTTACCTTTTTTGGTAACTGCATTTGCTAATTGTTGAAATAAATTTTCTTTTGCTTGTATATGTTCATTAGCCCAAGTTTCAATGTCAGAATTTTTTTCTGAATATTCTCTTGCGTCAGCTAATACCCATTCATCAGATATTTCCTCGCCTTTTAAATTTTCAAGTATATAATCTTCAGTTTCTGCTGATAATTCTTGCACTTGTTCCTCTTGCTTTACCCCTGTTTCTTCTTCGATACTTTCTTCGTCTTGTACGTCTTCGTCAATTTCAGTAAATTCAAGTGGTTGTAAAGTCACAAAATAAAGATTTAAGGCAATATCATTAACAGCTAATATTTTATCAAATGCGTCTATTAAAAGTTCTTGAAATGGCCTTATAACCGTGTTATCCATTAATAGCGAAGCTGTTTTAATTTCTTCTGCGTTATTACCTAACCCTGTATTATCTTTAATACCTAAAAGCATAGGAGATACAATACGGTGTGCAACCATAATTTTTTTACTTGATTCATCAGATAAAAACTGATATTGATTATGTGCGTCTGATAATTGTACAGGCGTAATATCTGCTTGTGCTTCTTTATTGTCGTTAAATGCCAATATAAATTTACCTGCGTTACTACTGCCACTAAATTTTTGTGCTATTCTGTGTTCTATTAATTGTCTTTCCTCTTGATTAGGAATTCCATTGTTAAAATTAATAAGCATTGATGGACTTAATCCATTCATTATGTTATTAAGATGATAATTGGATATTTCCTCTTCCAACTCTGCATATTGTAATCCACCTTGATAATCAACAGGACTATAATAATAAAATCCTGCTCTATATGGTTGAATATATAAAATTTCTAATGCTTCGTTACTTTGACCAAACGCTGGTATACGCTTTGGCTCATCTGATGGTTTTATTTTACTCCAATCTTTAAAATAATAATATGCTTCTACATCTCCATCATCATTGGCTTTTTCTGCCCTTAAAGTTTCTACAGGAAAGTGTTCTACTTGTGCAACTTCTGTTTTTGTTTTATTATAAATTACTTGTACTGCACATTGACCCATTAGTTTTAAATCGTAACATAATTTTCTGACACAATCTTTTTTAAATAGTGTCATCATCTGTGCGTATTCATTTGGTTTATCACTTGCGTCTGTAGCATTTAATCCTTTACCAAATATTTGTTGCGATATACCATTTATGGAAGCATTATTTGTTGGACTTCCGTTATATCTATCTATTAAATATTGAAAATAATTATTATCTTTTCCATATTGTACCCAATCTCTCCTTGCAACTTCCTTAACTTCTGGAGATGTGTATGTACTTAAATTCACAAAACTGACTTCGCTTTGTTTATTTTTAATAAATTGTCCTAATTGATTTCTTTTTCGTGTTTTCATACTACAATATACTCATTATTATAAGAATTATTTGATGTGTATTGTCCATTGTTAATGTTATAATGTTCGTTGTCGTTTAATTGGTCTATGTCTTGGTCTGTTACAAATATTCTATCTTTAAAAATAATTTGTTTTTGGTCGCTATCGGTTTGCCATAATTCATCATACATTTGCCATAAACTTAAATTTGTATTCCAATAATTAAAATCGGCAAATAATTCTAAAGCATAAAATCTTGCTTCTTTATAAATACTATTACCAGAACTATCTACATAATTAATTGTAAATGTTTTTCTACCTTCTGTGTCCTCTGAAACAGAACCACCATCAACATAATAATTAAATGTTTTATTTAATGATTCGTCAATAACATTAACACGCATTGAAGCAAGAAATTCACGAGGAATAACTGTAAACGTTTGCTGTGCTGTTGTAGTAGATATTATCATTGTCTATATAACGAACAAAATAGATTAATTTGTAAAATAAAAAAAGCCCTCTGAAATAGAAGGCTCTTTTAAATAAAAACTAATTGTTAGAATATTAGTTAGGTGCGATTTGTGTAGCACTTGCTGATATTACTCCAGCATCTACAAAAAACGGTGCTTTTTCCTCTTGGCCTTCAAAAACCAAAGTAAAGCCAGATAAATCTCCAGCTGCAGCACCAGTAACTATTGTGCCACCTGTACACTCTACCCCATTTTCAACACCACATAATAATTGGTTACCATAATAATCTTCTACCACTAAGTGTGGATTACTAACAGCAAGTAATTGAATTTCTTCTTTAGTTGCATTTTCTAAATATGTTAGTGTTAGATTTAATGTTTGTGCGTAAAATGTTGAACCATTTTCTCTTGAACTATTAATAGCGACTTCCAAAGATGAATTACCTTTTACATCGAATTTAAACCAAGCAGGTGAACCTGAAAAAGCAGAAATAGTTTTATCTGCATCATAGGTTACCGTACCCAGCGTGCCAAAATCGGCAAAATAGACAGCTTTTATACCACCAAACCCCGTTTTACACGGTAATTTTCTTCCTGTTGTTAAATTACAAGCCATAATTATTTATTTTTTTAAAAAAAAAGGTAGGTAGTCAAACCACCTACCCTTTTATGTTACACATTATTTTATGTTATTATGCTAAAGTTAAAAGCACTAAATCGCTTCCGATTCCATACTGTACACCAGCTGTGAATCTCATAACAACTCTCACGTTTTGACTTCCGTCTATGTCTGCCATATCAATTAACTTTACTTCGTTAAAATCTGATACTAAACCAGTTCCAAAATAAAGATTTGATTTTTGACCAGCAACTGCGTGGTCAGCAGGCATTCCTGGGCAATTAATCACTTGAATTCCTTCAAATGAAAGTGCGTTACCCATACTGTACCATTGTGAACCTTTATCCTCAAAACCTGCAGCACCTAAACCACTTGCACCAAAACCACCAAGACTTCTAATATATGCTTGGTATGCAGTTGGGTTTACATAGATTGCTACATCTTCTTTACCATAAACACCACTTGGAAGACCATCAACGATATTTCCTAAAAGTGTTGCGATATTAGATGATGAAAAAGATGTTTGTGAGCCATTAGAAGCGTCAACAACATCTGAATCTGCAGCCATTAAAACTGTTAATCCATCAAATTCTCCTGCGTTAGCATTAACACCACCCCAAATATTTTGTTCGTTCTTTTCTGCTACTAATCCTGCTACGTGCGAGATTAAGAAATCAGAAAATTTAGGTGGCATATTATGAAATGCAGAGTAACCCATCTCAATTGCTTCCCAATCAGAGATGAAATCTTTTTTACATAATTCTAAATTTACTTGGAATTCTTCTGGTTGTAGAATTCTTTCTGTTAATGTTACCGAAGCTGTATCTGCAAAATCACAAGAAGCATTTTTGATAACATTTGCGTCTGTTGCAACTTTTTTGATTACATCTTTGTACTTAACATTTGGTTTAATTGTAATGTTACCATTATCTAATGTAGGAGAACTTAGGAGGGCAGCAGATATATACTTACCCGAAAACTCACCTGCATATGTACTTGTTATACTTACTGTAGTCGCCATAATTTATTTATTTATTTAATTGTTTACTATTCTATCTAAAACTCTATCCCTTACAGACATTCTTCTTTTTTGTGCGTATAAGTGTTGAGCTTTCTTTTTACCACCCTCTGGGCTATGTTTAATTGGTTGAGTTGCAGGTTCGGATAATTCCACTTCCTGTTTTTGTTCAACCTCTTTATTCTCTTTTGAAAATTCTTCCTTAACTGTTCTTGATTTAAGAGGTTTTTGTTCCTCTACCTCAGCTTCAGCTTCGACTTCTTCCTCTTCTTTAGGCATCATTTCTTGTAAAGCCATTTCGATTTTAGAAATTCTTTCGTCCATCTCTTTAACTTTTTCTTCCATATTATACCCTTTTTCTTTTTCTTCGTGTTCGTCTAAATCTTCTGCAACTTCTTCTGGTTTTTCCTCGCTGTTTTTTACATCAGCAATTATACCCTCTTGCTCAACAAGTAATACTTGTCCATTTTCAAGAGAATATTCTCCAACAGGCATTGCAACTTTTTCATCTTCTGTTTTAATAAAGACTTCCTTGCCTTTTTCAAATGATTCTGCTTCTAAAACAGTACCATTTTCTAACTTTAGTTCCTCAAGTTTTATGTCGAGGTCTAAAAGCGTACGAATTTTGTTTATCATATCACTACTTTTCATAATTAACTAATTAACGGTTTATAAATTTAATTTTGCATTTTTAACTTGCAATTCTATTGATTGTGCCTATTCCTTGTGCCCATAAAGAACCATCACAACACTCGATTGAGTATAAATCTGTTTCCTTACAAAGACAAGCCCTTCTACT